TCAGTTATTTCCATGGACGTGACGGGTGTATGCAAGAGCAAGGTTGTAGGCTGCAGACTGCTGCGGGTTCAACGCGCAGGTGTCCAAATCGACGGTGACGCTCAAGCCGTCGCCGACTCGTTCAGCGGCGAGGTTGCGACTAGCGCAGAGACGTACGCAGTCATCTACGAGATTTTTGGTGATGCGCTGCTGCATGGAGCGGAGATCAACGTAGAAGTTGCTACGACTGCTGCCGCTCTCCCTAGACATCCTAGCGATCGCGGTATCTATGAAGGTGTCTAATTGGCTCATTACAAGCATGTTAGCTGCTCGCTAAGTTGAATAGAGGTGACTCAAAGTGGTTGCCGCTGATTGTACCTGCTCGGGTCAACAACGTGTGTTGTCAACACCCGACTTTGCTTCACCACGGGCGCGTGTCTATGGTTGGAGTCCTGCCGCGTAGGTAGTTATGAGATAGCCGTCGACGATGCGGTCAGCTGCGTGCCAAGCCTGACAGCTTCGGCGCATGACCAAATCGACCCCCAAAAAGCCCAAGCCCGCCAAGGGCAAGAGCGCCAGGCGCAGCGCCAAGGCCGGGGCCGCCACCAAGAAAGCCCAGATCACCACGGAGGACAGGCACCGGCTCTTCGCGCGTGAGTTCGTCGCCAACGGCTTCAACGCCACGCAGGCCGCCGTCTCGGCCGGGTACAGCACCAACACCGCCGCGTCCCAAGGCGCACGCCTGTTGAGAGATGCCAAGGTCCAGGAATATGTGAGGGAGGCGAAGGCTGTGGTGATCGAGCGCGCCGAGGTGAAGGCCGAAGACGTGGTGCGCCGCCTGAACCAGATGCTCATGGCAGACCCGCGCGAGCTGGTGGAGGTCTTCGTGGCCTGCTGCAGGCACTGCTACGGCATCGGCCATCAGTACCAGTACACGCTGGCGGAATACAACGCCAAGCGCGAGAAGTGGCTGAACGACCGGAAGGATGCAGCCGACTTCCCAGAGCACGGCGGCGTTGGGTACGACGCGCGGAAGCCGCCGGCCCAGGAATGCCCCGAGTGCTTCGGCGCTGGGCAGTCGCGCACGGTGCTGAAGGACACCCGCCAGATGTCGCCTGGGGCGCTCGCTCTGTTCGCTGGTGCGAAGGAGACGCGCAACGGTCTGGAGGTCAGCCTGCACAGCCAGCTCGATGTGGCCGAGAAGCTGATGCGCTACCACGGCCTCTACAAGCGCGACAACGAACAGGGGGCGAAGGGCGGCGGCGTGGGGCACTTCGAGATCCATTTCGTGGAGCCGCCGCCGCGCGAGAACGATCCGGCGACCGGCGAGGGCTGACATGCGCCTCAACCCCATCCGCGGCACAACCCAGCCCACCATCCTCGCCTCGTCCCTGTCGGACGTGCTGGCCGGATCGGCCGTGGCCGACTTTGCCCACGACTACGAGGTAGAGCGAGAGCGGGTGCGCATCGAGCTGCCCGCGAAGCTGCGCGGCCTGTTCCAGCCGCGGCGGTTCAAGGTGATGTATGGCGGCCGCGGCGGGGCCAAGTCCTGGTCCGTGGCCATGGCGCTGCTCATCATGGGCAGCAACCGGCCGCTGCGCATCCTGTGCGCGCGAGAGGTCCAGAAGTCCATGCGGGACTCGGTGCACCGGCTGCTCTCCGATCAGATCGCAACGCTGGGCCTGGGCGGCTTCTACGAGGTGTTGGACACGGAGATCCGCGGCGCGAACGGGACGCTGATCCTGTTCGCTGGCCTGCAGGCCCACACGGTGGACTCCATCAAGTCCTTCGAGGCCATCGACATCGTGTGGGTGGAAGAGGCGCAGTCCGTCAGCGCACGGTCTTGGGAAGTGCTGGTGCCGACCATCCGGCGGCCCGGCTCCGAGATCTGGCTGACGCTGAATCCCGACCTCGCCAGCGACCCGACCTATTCCCGCTTCATCACCAACGCGGACGAAGACACCTGGCTCTGCGAGATCAACTGGAGGGACAACCCCTGGTTCCCGGCCGTTCTCGAGAAGGAGCGGGTCCGCCACTTCAAGCGCGACCCGGACACCTACTGGAACGTCTGGGAGGGCAGGCCGAAGCGGGCGGTGGCCGGTGCCATCTATGCGAAGGAGGTGGAACGGCTCTACAACGATGACCGCGTGTGCCGCGTGCCCTACGACCCGAAGCTACCCGTTCACACCGTCTGGGATCTGGGCTGGGCCGACAACATGGCCATCGCGTTCATCCAGCGCACGGCCGTGGATTTCCGCGTCATCAACTTCATCCAGGACAACCAGCGCACGCTCGAGTCCTACGTGGAGGAGATGGAGAAGCTGCCCTACCGCTGGGGCACGGACTTCCTGCCGCACGACGGCTCGCACGGCGACTTCAAGACGGGGCAGACGGCCCAGCAGATCCTCGAGGACCTGGGCCGAGAGGTGGAGGTGCTGGACCGGTTTGGGCTGGAGGCGGGCATCCGCATTGCCCGCGGCATCTTCAGCCAGGCCTACATCGACACCAAGAAGGCCGCGCGGCTACTGGAGTGCCTGAGCAAATACCGGCGCCAGATCGACCCGCGCACGCAGGAGCCGGGTGCGCCGCTGCATGACGAGTTCTCGCACGGTGCGGACGTGTGGCGCTACGTCGGCATGGCGTTGCCGCGGATGGACAACAGCGTCATGCGCCAGAGCGCGTCCCAGGTGAAGCGCCGCGGCAGCGGGATGGCGCGGTGATTTCCGTACCAAGCCTGCCATCTTGCCGGCCATGCCTGCATGTATCGACCTGCGCAAAGCGCACCTGCACCGCCAGCACGGCGACCTGATGGCGATCTACACCTGGATCAACGGCGAGCGCGCCCTGGTCCTGATTCCGCATCTCCGCCCGGGCGCTCCCTGGTATGTGGTGCTGGACAGTGCCGCCTACCGCTACGACAACCCGGCATATCTGGCGAAGCAGTGCCGGGTGGCGTGCGATGTTCTCGGCATCGAGCCGTCCCGTGCGAACTGGGTGCGCGTGGCGACCATCATCCACGAGGGGCTGCCCGACCTCATCAAGATGCCCAGCGAGCCCAGCTGGGAGAGGGCGGGCCGCGAAATCGGCACGCTGGTGGCGAAGCTCGACGGGCGGGAGATCGCGGCCGAGGCTGTGAAGGTCGGGGACCAGGGGGCGGAGTATGTCCGCGCTTGAGATCCGCTTCAACCGCCGGGCCGGTGTCGGCGAGCACATCCTGAACGATGCGCCGCTGCAGCTCGACCAAGATCCGGACGCCGCCCCGCAGCACAAGCTCGACGGGCCGGCCGCTCGGGACACCCTGCGCAAGTGCCTGGGCTGGTACTACCGCGAGCGCGACATCCAGGCCGCAAATCGGCTGGACATGGCGATCGACGCGGACATGTACGACGGCGAGCAGTGGGACCCGGCCGACGCCGCGGTGCTGGAAGACCGCGGCCAGATGCCGTTGGTCTTCAACGAAATCGCGCCCATGGTGGACTGGCTGATCGGCACCGAGCGCCGCGCACGCGTGGACTGGACCATCCTGCCGCGGACGGAAGACGCGGTGCAACTGGCCGACGTGAAAACGAAGGTCATGAAGTACGTCCAGGATGTGAACCGCAGCACCTTCGCGCGGTCGCGAGCGTTCGAGGACGCCGTGAAGGTCGGGGTGGGTTGGCTGGATTGCGGCGTGCGCAACGACCCGACCAAGGACATCATCTACGACAAGTACGAGGACTGGCGCAACGTCCTGTGGGACAGCATGTCCATCGAGCCGGACCTGAGCGACGCCCGGTACATCTTCCGCACCAGGTGGGTGGATGAGGACGTGGCTGCGGCCATGTACCCCGAGCGTGCCGATGTCGTGCGCCGCGCCGTCCAGCAGGACCGCGAGTGGAGCGCCCAGCAGTGGGAGCAAGACGAGTTCTACTACCAGGGCCATTCCAGCCGCAGCGGGGAGGGCGCGGGCGGGTACGTTTCCGGCGGCCATAGCGCGGTGGACAGCGAGCCGCGGAGGCGTGTACGCCTGATCGAATGCCAGTTCCGGATGCCGGCGCAGACGCGCGTGGTTACCAGTGGCCCGTTCAAGGGCTCCGTGGTGGAGAGCTGGGACAACGCGCTCATGGCCGCGGTGTCCGCGTTCGGCGGCTCGATCGTGGACCGCGTGGTGATGCGCATGCACATCGCCGTGTTCACGGAAGGCCACCTCCTGGCGCTGGGCCCGATGCCGATGCGCCACAACAGCTTCGGCCTCACACCCATCTGGTGCTACCGGCGCGGGCGGGATCGCATGCCCTACGGGGTCGTGCGCCGCGTGCGGGACCTGCAGATGGACATGAACAAGCGCGCCTCCAAGGCGCTCTTCCTGCTGGCCACCAATCAGATCTTCGCGGAGAAGGGAGCGGTGGACGACATCGCGGAAGCCCGCGAGGAGGTGAACCAGCCAGACGGCACCGTCATCTACAAGGCGGGGAAGAAGTTCGAGGTCCACCGTGACAGCGAGATGGCCACCGGGCAGGTGCAGATGATGACCCTGAACGCCCAGGCGATCCAGCGCAATGCCGGTATCTCGAACGAGAACCTGGGCCGGCAGACCAATGCCAGCAGCGGCGAGGCCATCAAGGCGCGCCAGACGCAGGGCTCCGTCGTGACCACGCAGCCGTTCGACAACTTGCGCTTCTCGACCCAGGTGCATGGCGAAAAGATGCTGTCCCTTGTGGAGCAGTGGTACACGGAAGAAAAGGTGATCCGCCTGTCCGGGCACAAGGGGCAGCTGGAGTGGGTCAAGGTCAACACGCCCGAGCAGCAGCCGGACGGCTCGATCCGCTACCTGAACGACATCACCGCCAGCATCGCGGATTTCGTCGTGTCCGAGCAGGACTATGCCGGCACGCTGCGGCAGGAGATGTTCAATTCCATGCTGGGGCTCGCCGGCCGCATGGACCCGACCACTGCCATGCGGCTGATGACCATGGCCATGGACTACTCCGACCTGCCCAACCACGAGCAGATGGCGGACGAGATGCGCAAGCTGACCGGCGAGCGCGACCCGAACAAGCCCCTCACGCCCGAGGAGCAGGAGCAAATGCAGCAGCAGATGCAGGCCCAGGCCGATTCCCTGCAGATGCAGCAGGCCGCCGCACGCGCGGCGCTGGACGAGCAACTGGCGAAGGTGCGCGAGATCAACGCCCGCGCCGAGAAGCTGGAAGCCGAGGCCGAGCAGCTGCGCTCCGGCGGCGAAGCGGCTCAGGCCCAGAAGATGGAGGGCGTGGCCGCCACAGTCCGCCGCGATGCGGACATGGAGCTGGACAACGTGCGCCGCCAGCTCGCCAAGACCCAGGCCGACCTGGCCAACAAGACGTTGCAGATCAAGGCGGACGGGGACGTGCGCCTCCAGGTCGCGCGCATCGAAGCCGATTCGCGCGAGCGTGTGGCGGAGATCCAGGCCGCAAGTAAGGAGCGCCTCACGGCGATGGGCGACCGCCTGGCCCAGTACGAGCAGCAGGCACCAACCCCCACGAATGAAGAGGCGAAACAGTGATGGAACGAGCAGACATCAGCATGCCGATCACCAAAGGCATCAGCGCAATCGGGGTGGCCGCGGCGGCGAAGGCTGACGTGGTTGACCAGATTGCCGCAGCCGCCACGGGGAACTCCGGCCCCAACGCCTGGGGGGCGGTCAACGCTATTCCGTGGGGCACGATCGCGTCCATCATGGCTGCCGCGTACACCGCCCTCCTGATCGGGGAGTGGTTGTGGAAGAAGCTCCTGCGCCCGCTGGCCGAGCGCCGCGGCTGGGTGAAGCCCCGCAAGCGCTGGATCATCACGCTGGATGATCTGAAGGAGCAGCAGGACACGGATCGGGCGCCGCTGTGATGTCCCGCATCCCACCCCAACTCGCGCAGAAGCTGGCAGCCGTGGTGCTGCTGGCCGGCCTGGGCGGCGGCACCTACGTCGCGCAGCAGGCCACCGACGCCGCGCAGCGCAATGAGTACGTGCAGGCCGTGGCCGCCGACCCCGGCACCTCGCCGGCCGTCAAGATCGCCATGGTGATGGGCTCCTACTACGAGTCCAGCGGGCGGCACATCGGCACGCCCTACATCGACCGCGCGGGCCGCGGGCAGCCGCTGACAGTGTGCAACGGCGTCACCGGTCCGGAGGTAGACGCCTCGCGCTACTACACGCCCAGCGACTGCTACCGGCTTGAGCGGGTCCGGTACATCCAGGCCGAGCGCGACGCGGCGCGGCTGCTGCGGTACTGGGCCACCTACGACCCTTTCGCCCAGGCAGTGTTTCTGGACTTCGTGTGGAACAAGGGGCCGCAGGCGCTGGAGGGCAGCACCATGCGCGCGAAGGCCAACCGCGGTGACCTCGAGGGCGCGTGCCGAGAGAACCCCCGCTGGAACCGCGGCACCGTGCGCGGTGTGTCCACTGTGCTGCCCGGGCTGCAGCTGCGCGGCGATTCCAACGACGAGATCTGCCGGCAATGGAGGACGACGCCATGAAGTGGCTCGACCGCGCGCTCATTACCGGGCCGTGCCTTGCCTTGGCGCTGTCCGAGAAGGACTACCACCGCGCCATGGCCATGTTCAAGGTGCCAATGGCTCAGCGGAACCCCTGGCTGAACTCGGATCATGCGGACGCGACGGCCCACCTGCTGGAGCATCCGACGCAGGGGCTCGGGGCCGTGGTCGCGCTGCGAGCCCGGGATGGCATCGAAGGCGTGCAAATCGCCGGCCTGCTGGTTCATGAGGCGGTCCACATCTTCCAGCACTTCTGCGAGCGGATCGGCGAGCACAAGCCCTCTTCCGAGTTCGAAGCCTATTCCATCCAGGCCATCGCGCAGCGGCTCATGTACAGCTACGCCGAGCAGACGAGGGGAGGGACCGCATGACACCCTTGCAGATCATCCTGCTGGTCAGCCTGGCGGCCAATGGGTTGCTCGGCTGGGCATACCTCGGCGAGCGTGACGATGCGACGGAAGCGCGCGCCGCAGTGTCCGCCAAGGGCCAGGAACTGGCGGGCGTGCGCGGCGCGGCCGAGGCCTGTAGCTCCTCGGTGGACGAGCTGCGCACGCTCGCGAGCAAGCGGGCGGAAACGGCGGCGCCAGCCCGGCGCGCGGCCGCGGACCGTGCCGCAGACCATAACCGCAAGGCGGACCAGATCCTGGCCACGCCGCAGGCCGTGCCCGGCGATGCATGTGCCAGCGCTCAGCACCGGGTGGACACCTGGCTGCAGGGGAGGGCGAGGCCGTGAGCTTGCTGAAACCATCAACTTGCGCAATTTCGCAAACTGCCGTCCTGATGGCGGCGGGAGCGCTGCTGGCCGGCTGCACGACGGTGCCGCCGCGCGTGGAAGTGCAGCGCGTGAACGTGGCCGTGCCGGTGGAGTGCCAGGAGCCCGTGCCTGCTCGCCCGGTCATGCCCACCGATGCGCTACGGCCCGGCGCCCCCATCGATGACTTCGTGCGCGCAGCCATGGCCGAACTGCAGCGCCGCGAGGGCTACGAGGGCCAACTGCTGATTGCCCTACAGGCATGCCGGTCCCCTGTCCACATATCTGTAGGGCAATCGCAGAACTAGGCGCCCATCTTGCTGAGGGTCGCAGGTTCGTGGGCGAAGAAGAATGCGACGCCACCATGAAGCGAAGCAACTTGGGGGTCCGAATATTCTTCTTCCTTCTCTTCAAGCAACTGCTCCCACCGAGCCTTAATGTCTCGCCACGGCGCCTTAGCGATCCGCTGAATTCCATACCAGTGGTACAGCTCGTTCCAACCGATGAACGTGGTTCCATTCGCATACAGCGCATCGAGACGCGCCCACAATTGATCCTCATGCCTCTTCAACATACAAACTCCCTTTCTGTTAAAAATAAACAATCTATAAAAATTTAAGACTGCACAAAAATTATAGGTGCTGCGTAAAAATTTGACAACGGGTGCGAAATATTTTTGGAAGCCGTACCAAGCCTGCCAACGTGCGCGGGTCAACAACCACAGCAGCACACACCATGACCACCGACAAGGACGACGATCGCCTGCGCCTGCTCTCCGACGCCGAGCGCGCGGCGATGGAAGACGACGACTACAACCCCGACGAGGACAACGACGCTGCACTGCGTGAGATTGGCCGCGGCCAGTTGGACGATGACGATGACGATGAGGGCGGCGAGGGCGAGCAAGGCGACGAGAAGGGCCGCGCTGCCGCTCCCGCACCGGCGCCCGCCCAGGCTGCGGCCCCTTCGCCCGCGCCGGCTCCTGCAGCCGCAGCGGCAGATGCGGCCGCGCCTGCGTTACCTGAGGTTCAGGTGTTGCACTTCAGATTGGAGACCGCCCAGTGAAAACAGAACGGCCTGTCGTGATACCCAATTACCAAGTAGGACTGGCGACAAATTGGGCAATCAAGCGTTCCACCGAACTCGTCTGGAATGTCTGAATCTTCGTTGTTCCAATCAGGCCAAGTTTCGTGCATCCATTTTTCAAGCCGATGCATTGCTATCCAGTATCGGTCTTGGCGGTCATAGACCAAGCTTTGAATCTCGCGCAGTGTTTCAGGTGACACGTCGTTTTCAAGCCTCGCCTTCAACACACCATCTGCGAAGAACAAAATGAAAGCGAGCGACTCCGAGATAATGGTTTCATCTTCTTCTTTATGATCGTAGCGATGGTGCTCAATGCGGTTTCGGCGCTTTTGAATCCGCTCAATGACTTCTTGCGGTTGCTTCGGCAGACCCAATCCGAGATTTTCTAGGCGCGTGAGCGCCTCTTTGATCCCGACCGTGATTGAGTCATCGGTGATTTTCGCGTCGAGATTCCGGTAGATAAGAATCGGGTTAATTCGATGCAACGGCTCTTTCAGGAATAGCTCGATAGCATGAAAGAGCGTCAGGATTGCGTGCTTCCGACTGGAATAGCCGCCCCCCGTCAGGAAGTGCTCGATTCCAATTCGAAGCGAGTCAACCGCATTTGCGTAAATATCGCTCACGTGGGCTCCGATTGAGACGCATAACGTTAAACTAAGTGGCGCGCCGCTTGCAGCGCGTCCAAGCGACCGAAGGGAGCGATTTTGAGTGAAGGGTTAGGCGGCTCAGCCATAGTGAAGCAAACCGTTTGATCTACGGAACTTGCCGAGCTCTCCAGCCCAAACGCGGCTCACTTCGATGAGAGTGAACGCAAGAGGGCGAACGCATTCCGGTGTGAAAAATGTGTTCTCAGGTCCAAGGTCTCGATTGATGAACTCAAAGATATCTCCATGGCAAATGTTGTTCCGCTGTCGAACGACTTCAACATCTACGCGATTAGGCTTCGCTGTCTTCAGCTTTTCTAGGAAATCGGCTTCACCTGGAAATGCTAGTGCCTCCACGGGCATGCCAACCTCTTGAGCGTTGAGAATCAGGTTGTTGCTCAGAACACGATACGGGGATAGCTCATCAAGCGGCTTCCCCGCCGATGCGCCAGACACCTGGGCGATGGTAACGCGTAGGCTGGCCTCGATGCCATTTAGCAATGAGGACACACCAGGAAGGTAGTACTCATTCCGGATCGCGTCCAAACCTTGAACGAAGAACCAGTGAAATTCTGCTGCACAGAGCGTCTCGAGGAAGTGATTGCGCTCCTGTGTCCAAGGCGCATTCTGTACAAAGTGCTCGATGATGTGTTGCGCGTGAGACTTGTCCATATTGCTGCCTAACGTTTGAGATGAGAGGCATCACCCGGCTTGCCGGGTGATGTCCTCTCGATTGAGGGGTTAGGCGTCAGTTCGCTTCGAAAGGTTTTGGCTGTTCAGAATCGGCTCCGCCCGACTTTTTGCGCGCGGTCCTCGCCGCATAGGCGGGATCGAAGGATGCAATTGGCTTGAGGTTCAAGTCGAAAGGCTTGTATTTCCCTTTGAACTGCGGCTCACCTGGGAGACGAGCGATATCCCTCCAATAAGTTGGTTCAAGCTTTTCATCTTCTGCCGTTCGGGGCCTCCGAATGCACCTGGCAACAACTTGGCGGCATACGTCGTCAAGCAGCGCCGTATTCTTATAGTTGCTTGCACAGGCGGACAGAAGTTGGAACAGTGCGGTGAGTGCCGCCGTTGCATCTGCTAGTTCAGGTTGAGACCCACGGTGGATGAAGTCATTGCGAGCCTTGCGAGCCTGATTGAGATGACGGTAGGTATCAGCTAGGATGAGACCCTTTTGATACAGAAGTTCGATGCGCGCTGATGTGGTCCAGACGCGATAGTCCTTGAGAAACCCGCTGCGGTTTGGAATGGCATCTTTTTGAGCGCTGGTCTCGACCTCTAATCGCCAAATGCGGCTGATCGCCTGTTCTATTGAAGTCCACAAGCAAGTCAGTGCCTCAGCCAGCGCGCCAGCAACGTAGTGAGTGGCGCCGGCTAGCGCTATTTCTGGGCTAAGTGATTCGCAGTGAGTCAGTATCGAGCGTCCCCGGTCGATTGCCTTTTGTAAGGCAGCGAGCGTGATCGTCTTCCGATCAAGAAGGATGATGTTGTCAGTGATGCTCGCACTCAGATCTCGGAGCGATGAATGCAAAGCAGTGTTTCGGCTTGTGCCGCCGAACATTCTTATGTAGCCAGTCTTGAAAAGCCAACCACTACAGATGTCAGATGGGGCCGCACCTTCCGTGTAGACGCCGCCAAGCAGCATTTCAAGAAACACACGATTGAAGATCTTGAGAGCGACTTCTGGTTTCGAAAACTCTGGCAGCGCGGGCATAGCCAAGCTTCCATCGAAGCCTACGAGCATCATGTATGGCGCTACGTTCCCATCTATGAAGCCGCTCGCGCGGCAAAGTTTTAGATAGTCGTATGTCGACTTATTGATGTCCTGCAGAGAGGGGTTCCAGAGGTCACGTCTATCCTTGGATATCAGCTTGAGTGGTGCGCTTACTGCCATCACAAGCGGCATACCTTCGGGCATTTCTGAATCGGGCGTAGTTGTCACGATTTCGCGTGCTCAAGCATTAAGGGGGACATTGTTCTCGGGATCGGAAGGCGAAGCTTTTGCCGTGGATTAAACGCAGGCTTTCTGATGCCTAACGTATTGTAGACCGCACCAAGCCGCAGGCCATATCCGGCGCCTGCGGCTAAATCGGCGCACGAAAAGCGCCGCAAGGGGCTTGTAGGCTAGCTGCGCGGTACGCTTTCTGTATACAAATACAGGACTAAATTTGACCATGAAACCCGCCGCCCCTCCTGCGTTGCGCGCCACACGTTTGCTGCATCAAGTTCGTGGGCGAACTCGTTACAAACACTATAGCCTGCGCACGGGGCTGGGCCACGCCACGGTGCTAGTCATCGTCAGATGACGGCTTTGTAGCGGTGAACTGGCCGACTGCTCCGGGCCCACAGTAGCCGCTTGAACAGTCCTTATCGAGTGCCGGAAACCAGCCTAAACCAGCCACTCGGCCTGCAGACATACGTAACACACAATTTCACGCAAACACCCCTTGCAGCGGCCTACTGCGGACTAAAGTCCACAGATGTCCTGACTCTCGGCACAGGCACATATGGCCCCGCATCCGCTTCCACCAGCCGATCTCTCGGCTCAAACACGCAGTCAAAGAAGGCCCCGACTTCCACCCAGCTCCTCTTCTCATTCCACATCGTCAGGAACGCCCGGCTCACATCCACCGCGCTGGGGCTGATCTGCATGCTGTGCAGGCTCAACGCATCGGGCGTATCCGCCTCGTCGTGCAACGCGCTGGACTGCTTCGCGTAGCTGCGGAACCGCTCGATCTGGCCGGGCTTGTCGAAGCCGGTATGGCCGCACTGGGCGCCGGTCTCCTGTCCGCGTTCCGCATGGGCCTGCGAAAAGCTGTCCTGCACCATGTGCAGCAAGGCGCCCATGGCGACCTTGTCCAGGTCCTTGCGCACCTCGACGATGCCGGTGGCGAACAGGTTCATGGCCGTGATGTCACCCGGGAAGTAGCTGGCCAGCTCGGGGTGGCCCAGGTCACGGATCAAGACGCCTGTCGGCGTCGTCCCGGAAGCCACGCCCCACAGGAACTCGGCCCACATCTTCATGCGGTCCACCGTTTCGCCCGCGGTTTCCCCGTCATAGGCGCCCATCGCGTGCATGAACTGCAGGTCGCCATAGTGCGAGCGGTACAGCAGGTAGTCGCCCGGCCCGAAGGCCGGCGCCCTGGCCTGGGATTTGGCTTTGGCCTGCGCCCCGGCATCCTGGAACAGGCCCCACCAGCACAGGGGCTGCGATGTGGACCGCAACGTGACGCGGACATCGCAGCCCTTGAGGCGGGGCGGTGACTTGGTATTGAGCAGGAACGGCGGGTCGTCCGGCCAGCGGACTCCGTAAAGGAGGATGCGGTGTTCCCGGACCGCATCGATGGTGACGCAGTCGTATTCCGATCCCCTGTCGGCACGGCACCCGATGGCCGCCAGGGTGATGGACTCGTGCACCGGGGATTTCATGATGGGGATGGCCTTCCCCACGAACCAATGCCCGACGTAGTCCAGCACCGGGTTGCTCCCCAGCGACGAGATCTTGCGGTCCACGTCGCTTACTTTGGGCAGCACCTGGAATGCCGCCGCGCTGGATGCAGCGAAAAGCGCGGACAGAACCGCGGCCATGGCGCCGTGGCGGCAGCGCGCCCATGTCTTGAACTGGTACAT